AAGGTCGAGTTCGGTGTTGTCCGCCCAGTCGAGCGAAATGATTTGGCCGGTGCCGGCGATAGCGGTCAACGAGGTCGGAACCGCGGGCGGCGTCGTGTCCGGCGAGACCGTAATCGAGCCGGCGGTGTAAGTCGTGGAAACACCGAATTTGCTTAGCCCGTAGATTTGGACGTTGTAGTTTGTGCCGACCTTGATGCCTGCGTCGATAAATTCCTCGGTGACTTCGCCCTTCACCGTGTTCGCCGTGAGGTAGGTTACGCTTGTGCTCGGCTTGTATTCGATGACGACCTCGCCGCCTGAAATAATAAACGCCTCAGCCGGTGGCGTCCAGCCGACGCGGATACGCGGAATGATTGCACCGTCGGCCTGCACGAGCTGCGTCGTGCCGTCTGCCGTGAGCGAAAGGTTCGTCGGCGCGCCGAGCGTGAACGGGTCGGGCAAGGTCGTGTTCGGTGAGTCCTCAACAAAGATTTCCTCGTCAACGTCCCACGAGTAGACCGACGAAGCGGTCTCCCGCAGCGTCATGTCGATGAAGACCTGGGGCGGCGTGCCGTCGCTCGCAAAATTCCACTCCATGACTTCGAAGACCTTCGACGACCAGCCGAGCTTTTCGTTGGTAATCATGACCGTGTCACCGGCCCGGACCTGCATCGCTTCGAGGCGGAAGCGTGCAGAGAACGTGATTTCCTCGCGAGCGCGGCGCAGTTCCAGCACGGCGAGCCGTTGAGCGCAGCTAGGCGAGGTGGTGAACGGTAGAACAACGTCGCGGAAAAAGACGTTGCCGTTGTCCGCGCTGACGTAGGTCGGCGAGCTGATCGTCGGGAAATCCGTTACCTGCCAGTTGTTCGTCTCGCTGACGTAAACGCCTTTAACCGAGTTGACGCGGTCGCGTGCGCTCGTCCGCGTCTGCACGTTGAGCGGTCCCACAAAATGCTTTTCGGTCAGCGTGACGGTCGGAATCCGGTAGGCTGAAGCGTAAGGCACGATGCGGCCGCCCGTGTAGGCGATTAAGCCGCCCATCGCGCTGAGGAGCTTGCCGATGTTTTCGTCGGGCGATGCGCTCGTCACGATGACGCCGTTGGCCTCGTAGCGGTTTTCGTTTACGACGGGCGAGACGGGAAGGATTTGAACCTGCTCTTCGCAGATGGTGGCGGCGACGCCGAAAGCGGTGTCGTCCACCTCGGCGGCGGTCATGCCCATGCCTAGCGATGTGTCGGTCAGGTAGTCGCGCAAGCAGAGCGCGGCGTTGGCCGAGTAGGCGGTCGTGCTTGTGCGCGGATCGAGCACTTTCTTGCCGCGAATGACGGCGCTGATGTTAGGAATGCCGCTCGGGTATTTCTCGGCGTCCCACGTGAGACGCACGTAAAGGTAGGCGATGCCGCGCAGGCGATGATCATCCGTCCATTTTCCATCCGTCAGGCTCGCGGTGTCAGATTTCAAATCCACATCGACCGTCTGATAAGTCTCGCCGAGATGCTTGTTGATGCGCGCGACGCCTGCGTAAAAACCGGTCGGCTCATTTGTGAAGATTGCATCGAGCGGCACCAGCTCGTCGTTGAAATAGATTTCGTCGATGGCTTGGATCTCGTGGCCGGCGAGCGTGACGACGATGTGCAGGAACTGATTCTTGTCTCCCGTCGTGCTGAGATAAACGATTGTCCCGCTGACCCGGCATTTTCCGTAAACCATCGACCGCGCCGAGATGGGATTGCGGACCATTTGAGACCGGTCCGTCATCGAAGAGTCCGAGAAGCTCGGCATCTTCGGCGCGAGCAGTTTCGACGCGGCCATCGAAGCAGCGGTAACGACGATAAAGGTCGTGATTGACGTAGCGACAGCAAGACCACCGGCGCTTAGCACGATGGTGGTCCCGGTGATTTCGGCAGCTGTCGCGAGGATCCAAATTGTGAGTGCTTCCATTTTAGACTTTCCAAGATTTCTCTGCGTTCGCAATCGAGCCAAACGCTAAGCCGTTTTTAGTGACGAAAGCCGTGGTCACGCCGAGGCAAATGCCGAGCGTCATTCCTCGTCCGGCTTCTTGCGCGACTATGTCACCGCGCCCGGCCAACTGCGGCGCGACTCGTTGCAGCCCTAGCGCGTCCACCAAAGCCTCGACGCCGCCCGCCTCATTGAGAAATCGCCGAGCGTTGATGGGTGTGGAGTATCGACCGCGCCACGCCTTCGCGTAATCCTCGCCGGTGCAGAGCTGGACCCAATCGGCCGCGAAGATGCAGCAATCGTTTACGCCCCACGCGAAAGGCTGCTCGCGCCGTTGCTCAATAAATTGCGCGAGAAGGTTTGGCCAGTTGTCGCGGCGTGCTGGCATGGTCACATGTAGGACGTGACCTCGGTCTCGCCGCCGCCCTCGTTGACCGGTGCCGCGAGCTTTGCGTTGCCCCAATAGATTTGTTTTTCTTGAATCGCGTTTACGAATTCCAAGCCAAGATCGCCGGGCGTGCCGGAGCCGGGTGGATAAAGGTTCTGCTGTTCTTCGTGGGTGTAGCGCACTTCACGCGGCCGGCGAAAATCCACGAGCTTGTTCTCCGCACTCAAACCTATGGTTGAAGTCCGCCCGTCGTCATTGATCGCCATGACGTCCATCCGACCGGCGAAGATAGTAATGGGAGATGCCACCAGCACACCGCTGGCGTCGAGCGCACCAAATAACACGGAGCAAGCTTTGCCTTGGTAGTTCTCGGTGAGCGCGACCGCAATCAGAGCACTCGGCACACCCGAGAGCTGAAAGTTGATTCCACGCGCCGAGAGGTCAGTCGTCTCTTCGACCGGCGAGATTGTCCCCAGCGTGCCGCTTCCAAGGTAGGTCACTCCGCCGACGGTGATCGTGCCGTAACCGCTCCAGAGCCGGACCGGCGTCGAGAACGAGAACGACGCGAGCAGGATCGGCGAGAGCTGCGACGCGCTGACCTCGGTGACCATGTTGGCCGAGAGCGACCGGCCGGCGGTGGTGATGCTCATGACTCGACGTCCTCAATGATCGCGAAGCCCACGCCGTAGATGCTGGCCTCGCCGATTGCCCACTCGGTGCTTGGTGAAGCTAGGCGGAACACGCCCTTGGCGTTGGCGTAGGTGATCGACGTGCCGCCGGCGTAGCTTTTGCGTAGAGCCGGAAAAAGATCGACGCTCGTTGACGAGTTGGATTGCACGACCTTGTAAAGCGAGGTCGAGATTTGCAGCCAATCGCCGACTGCAAATGATCCAGAGCCGCCCGTGTTTGTGTAGGTCAACGTCGTGCCGTTCGCAGTCGCCGTGGCTACGTTCAGCGTCCCGGTCACGCCGCCTCGGTTTGTCGGGTTCGCGTAGTCTTGGAAATAGAACGTGCCGCGCTGCGCCGCGAGCAGGAACGCCACGATCTGCTCGGCGTCGGCACGCTTCATCGGCGGACAATCGACCGAGCCGAGCCACGCCTGACCCGGCCAGTTGTATTGCTGGGTCTGGAGCGTGAACGGCGACGTGTTGCGCGAGGTCGCAGAGACGCCCGTGAACGACAAGCGCGAGAGGTTAAACGGACTCGGCGGCGTGAGTGGATAGGAGATGGCCATGACGTTTAAGCGAAGGCTGCACGGTATCCGCCGCCGCGTCGAACCATGTCTGGAATCTCGGCCTTGAGTCGGCGCCGCTCTTGTTCGAGGATCGGAGCGAGTTCAGCCCGCGAGACGCCGGCCGCGATGTTGTAGTTCACGGTGACACTTCCGCTGCCCGAACCGCTGCCTCCGCCTATCTTGTTATTCGGCACGATGGTGCCAGAGGCGTGCGGCACGAAGAGTTCTGGGCCTTGTTCGCCGACGACGTAGGGCGAGCCGCCGCTGACTGGTCCGCCCATTGCGCGGCCGGGTATTGGTGGAGCGCCAAGCAAAGTTGCGATGCCCGATGCGAGGCGCTGCGTGACCATTTGGTTGAACACCAGCCGCACCAAATCGCGGCCGAGCGAGCGGACGACCTCGCTGAGCTTTTGCCCGCTCAAGATCGCGTCCTCGAAGCCTTGCGCGATTAGACTGCCGGCGTTCTTGGCGAGGATTTGCAAATCGGTTTCAAGAATTTTTCTCTTACCAATCGTTTTTA